ATGTTACCACCGGGTTTCCAATCTTTGTTAGCAAGATATGGAAATAGATTCTCTCCATCACCCTGCAGTTGTGATATAAAATCTGATACCTTATCTTTTACTGACATAATTCTCTCACTATATCCTTTGTATCATATAGGTAATTGAATCCTAGTTGATTCAATTTACTTGTGTCCAAATAAAAATGCTGCAATCCCTGTACCACTTTATGAAAATCTGGTGTATCTATACTGATAAGTTTCCCTCCATAATGACACATCTCACTTGCTAAATCAAGCACTTCTTTTATTGTTGTTTCTTTTCCAGATCCTATATTATAAATCTCATCTACATTACCCTTCTCCATAATCAATTTGATAGCACGACATACATCAGTCACATGCATGATATCTCGTGTGTGAGATCCGTTGTCATATACTTTTAGATCATTATCTTTTTTTATTTCTTTGACCATCCATGTGATTGCATTCTTTTGTTTCGTTGCATTAGTATCACCACGACCTATAACATTACATAATCTAAGTATTCTATATCTCATACCATATGTCTGAGCGAAAGATTTGATAAGATCTTCTGCACATCTTTTTGTTATAGAATAGAATCCATTCGGGTTCAAAGGATCGTTTTCTTTTGCAGGTAAATTACCACCTGCTCCATACACAAACCATGATGATACAAAGTTGAAAGTAACATCTTCATCTCTACAATGTTCTAAGACTTCACATAAAACTTTCAAGTTTGTATCCACATCAAGTGTGATCTTATCATGCACATGATAATTATGTGTTGTCGATATCATGTATAAGATATCTTTTGATTTAGGTTTACGTTCTTCTCTAGGAATCACATGCACTTCATCATCATAGAGACGTTTGAATTCTCTACCAACGAAACCACATCCATATAGTGAAATCATCTATTCAAATACCAGTCAATAGTATGTTGCAAACCAGTGTCAAAATTCATGATCGGTTTCCACCCAGTTTTGTTATACAACTTAGTATAACTCATAGCATATCTTTTATCAACCCCCGGTCTTGCATTTGAAACACCTATAAGATCGTGTGATTTACCTAGTATAGTAAGTATTTTTTTGACCACAGTTTCTACATCAAGTTCACAACCACCACCTATGTTATAAGTGTCATTCATGATACCTTGTTCTTCTAACATCCAAATAGCACGACAATGATCCTCAACATATAACCAGTCACGTATCAACTTACCTTCACTATGCATATATGTTTTCTTACCTCTCATAGAGTTTATGATAGTAAGAGGAATGAGTTTCTCTATATGTTGATGTGGTCCATAGTTATTTGAACAGTTTGTTATAAGATAAGGAAGTTTGTATGTATTATGCCATGCCTTTACAAAATAATCTGACGCTGCCTTACTAGCAGAGTATGGATTTCTTGGGTCGTATGGTGTGGTTTCTGTAAATATATCCTCGTCATCATATTCTAGTGAACCATACACTTCATCAGTAGATACATGATGAAACTTCTCTACACCCACTTCTAATGCAGCGTTCATCAAATTGATAGTTCCTATCACATTTGATTCTAGAAATGGTTTGTAATTCTTGATCGAATTATCTACATGACTCTCAGCAGCAAAATGAAATACTTTGTTTGGTTTGTATGTATTAAAGATGTGATTGACATGTTTCTCGTTTGCAATGTCACACCATACAAATGTCGTCTTGCTATCTTTCTTGATATAATTTATGTCTGAAGCATATGATAAAGAATCTATGACGACAATCTCATCATCACAAACTCTTTGAACATAATTTACAAAGTTACTTCCTATAAAACCGGCACCACCAGTAATCAGAATCATTATTCAGTCCCGTATTCGTTCATGCACATGTATGTAGTTTCTCTCTTGATACGACCATAGTCATCTTCAAGTCTTATAATATCATTCTCTTTACAGATACCAATCTGTGTTTCTATAATCAATAATCCTTTTTCACCACCCTTTGCTCGGTGCTTCATCTCTGTGCCAATATGAAAAGTGTCACCTACCTTACATACAGTCTCCATTCTATTCTGAGTTATAATACCACTGCCCTCCACAATCACCCAGTCCTCTGTCCTCAGATTATGATACTGAAGTGACAGTCTCTGATCAGGTGCTATGTAAAGTCTCTTCACTTTATAGTTATCGTCCTCGACGATGGTTTCATACCATCCCCAAGGACGTTCTCTTCTTACGAATGTCATTTTGATTGTACTTGTGCCCAGTCCTGATCGAATAGTTCAAGACCTTTATCAGTGAGTATATGATTATACATCTTCTCAAAAATACTAGGTGGCATTGTGCATATGTTTGCTCCGTTTAGAAAAGAGTCTGTCACATGCTGCACACTTCGTATTGATGCAGAAAGGACCTGTGTTTGAGATCCATGCATACGATATATACTTGCTATCTGATTTATAAGAGCAATACCATTGACTGATTGGTCATCTAATCTACCCACAAATGGAGAAACATATGTTGCTCCTGCCTTTGATGCTAGAACTGCTTGTGCTGCTGAGAAAACAAGAGTAACATTTACTTTGATTCCATCAAGAGCAAGAGATCTACATGTTCTTAGACCATCAGGTGATAGTGGAACCTTGATAGTGGTAGGATTGATATGAAGTTTTTTACTTTGGAATGCATACTTGCTATGCAATCTCCTACCTTCTGCAGTCATTGTTTCCTCGTCACCAACAACTTCCATGCTGATGTCACGAACACCATAGTCTGCTAGTTCTTGGTAGACATCCTCTGGGTCTCTACCACTCTTACGGATAAGAGTAGGGTTTGTAGTAACACCGTCAATAAGACCAGTTCCATAATATTTTTTGATAAGATCTGTTTCTGCTGAATCTAAAAAGATTTTCATGCTTCAAAATACTCCTTGAGAACTTGAATTTGCTCATGATATCTTGAGATCTCATTCAACTCAGTCTCAATAGCACCCATAACATCTGGATGCTCTCCAATGCCTGTCGGATATGTGAAATAAATTTCTACATTCGCTTTATGTTTTGCTATCTGTCCTTCTGCATGCTTGATGAGTGAGTTGACGAGACTGTCTCGTAAGTGAATCATAGTACCATATAAACTACACATAGTATAAAACAAATAAATATACTTGTCAATGAAAATGTTTAATTCAGGAGAATTACCCTAAATGGCACTAACCAAAGCACAAGCAGTTGATCAGATCACTGTCAAATCGCCCTACAACCATATCCATATAAGAACTGCAACAGTATTCCAAGAAGATGGTGTAAACCTTGCAATGAGATACAGTAAAGAAGTAAAAAAATGTGGAACTCTAGATGGTGATGATAAATTAGTAGATACAGACATGTCTGCATACTCAGCAGAAATTCAAGGTGTAGCAGCAGCAGTTTGGACTGATGCTATAAAAGAGAAATTTAGGTTATATCTTGTATCGTTGAAAGGTTAATATATAAAAGTACATATGTACTCACCCTACGCAAGTAGGGTTTTTTTATGTCTAAATAGAGCTAGCAAATAATCGGTAATTTCATGAAGAAATACTTACCACTTATATTATTGGCAGGATTTGGTTCTCCTGTATTTGCAGATATCACACATAAAATGCAGTCAAGTGTTCAGTTGACCACTAACGCTGCAGCAACACAGGTATCAAGAATCGGTAGCACCTACTCGGTCTCTGGTTCTGGTGTAACCATGGACGTAGGTGGCGGTGGATCTGCTGACGGTAATGTTGGTGGACTAGGCACATTGACTGACGGAGTTGGACAAGGATCAATTTCTACAGCGACCCAGACAAGTGCAGGCGGTGCATATAGTTTCTCTCAATCATTCATTGAAGGTGATGCTATTGTGACTACAGCACCAAGTTTAGGTGCAGTAAGTGCATACTCAAACCAAACATCAACAGCAGTAGGTAGTGGTACTGGTACAGGTACTGTAACTTCAGCACATGCTGTAACAGCAGTTGGTGGTGGAAGTGGTACTACAACCGTAGGACAGTTCGTAACAGAATTAACTATCGACTAAGGAGTTATGTTAACATATGAGACCTCTTCGTGCGATAGTTGTGGGTGCAATTGCCCTTGCGACTGCACCGACTGCCCTGAATGCAGTCCCTGTAGTACCTAATTTTACACAGGGATCGATGACCTCACACACGGAAACGACTTCGACCGTGAGTGAGACCATTAATTCTATGGATTATAACACTGGGTACCAATACTCGGTATCGGGTGTTAACGTACAGCACGATGGTACTGGTATAACACCCGACACTGGTACCGAACAAGTAACAAACAATGGTGTGACTTCAACATGGACAAACTTGAACACTTCACAAAAACCCAATTGGACACTAACAACTCCCGGAGCAGCGTTTCAATTCACCGAGACGTACAAAGCCCCCGGTCTTTCGACTCATACTGTAATACAAAGAACCACCACAATCCAAAGCGTAACCGATACAACAAGTATATTCAGTCAATAATTGCAACACTTAGTGCTATAACAATACCTTATACTGTAACCCCATCCTATGCATCTGATATAGGAGGGGTTTCTGCTACTGCAAACCCAGTCGCCAACTCATCTGGGTCGGTGACCAATCAGGCAATACAGGTTTTACAAGGTCCTTATATGACTAACACCTATGGTAATGGTGTATCATGTCAAGTTCCTACCATGAATATTACACCATACGTCACCAGAACAGGATCATGGATGGATCCTTACGAGGATTATTGGATGGATCCTGTGTACAACAATCTAGATGCCAATGATGATGGTGTACCCGATCATCCCGGTCAAATTTTATTCTATAAACCAACAAGAACTGGACAGAAATCGAATCAAAATATAAATCTTGGATTCTCTGCAACCATGAGTTTCTCATTGAATAGAGATGCACAGAGAAAATGTATGGAAGCAGCACAACTACAGAATAATATGCAGAGTCAATTGGTTGCTAACAAACGATTAGATTTTGAACTTGCTAGACTCAAGAACTGTGGAGAGTTGATGAAGTCTGGTGTGACATTCCATCCTAATTCACCTTATGCTAGTATATGTGCTGATGTAGTAGTAAATGGTGTGAATACTATAAAAGACCATACACATTCCATACCAGAAACGGCGACTGGTAATGCAGATGATCTAAAGGAAGTATCTATTGGGACTTCTTCTTCGGACGCTTCAAAGGAGTAAGACCTTTCTTTTCTCTGTAAATATTAGTTCGTATCTCAGACATCGATAGTTTAGGAGGTTCTTTACCAAGTGCCTTCTGAATTCTTTTTATTATTTGTTTGACCGCAGGTTTAACGACTCTTAATAATAAAGGTGTCGCTGCAGCAGCACCGGTTGCTATCACTGCTATGGATGCAGTTGTGCTTACCTCGGCGGGAGAAGGTAGATACTTTTCAACCCAAGTTGGAGGTGGTTCTTCGGTGTTGGTAACCTCTTTAGATTCAGTTGTCGTTGGTATCTCAGGTATTGGAGGAGTTTCAAGGGTTGGTTGCTCCGTGTTCGCTACTGGTGGAGGTGGTGCCTCCTGTACTATTACCAGATCCTCTGGTGTATATTCAATAGGATTGAATGATGGCATACTACCATCACAAAAAGTTTGTGCCCCCTTCGGATCATCATCCTTTAGAACTCTATTCTTTTTACCATCTTGATGTGCTTCAACACACCCCGGTATGTTGATGATAGGCACACCGATGTAAATGGTTTCTGTTATTGATGGTACTGTTGGGATTGATACACGAGGAGAGTTGACCCATGTGTGTGGCACATATGGTATCTCTATTCCTCGTACTTCAATCTCAGGTACTTCCATTGATAAGGGTCATCGCCTCTTGCAATTCTTTAGCATGATCTAATTCATCCTGTGCAATCTCGGCGATTCTCTTATCATCAGGATGATATGCAAGGTATTTAGTATATGTTTCGTAAGCATGCTTCTCGATCTTCATATTGATATCGTAAGCATCTATTGGATCAATGAGGTAGTAAGCAACCATAATCCAATAATAAAGAAGAACCAAGTGTTTAGCGAAGAATCTGTCGATCCAAAACTCATTGCCTCCACGAGTCTCCATCTCTTCCAAATGTTCTGTTTCATTGAGTGCCTGATAGAAATGTTCCTTCATCAAATATATATGTTCCTTATCCCGTAATCCAAGTGACTCACGGAGATGTAACACCGATATAAAAGAAAAATAGGGTGCACGAGCAATCACCTCAAGCACCCAAAATCTTTGATA